ATCTATAGGATTAAAAGAATTCCTATTAGGGGTTATCACCCCAAAGTAATTGACTGATGGCAAGGGTGGGTATACGGCCATCAACTACTTCTCGCCTCTTACATAGCCTCTAAGCAGCCGGCCTAATAAAACAAGCTTGCTCATGATTCGAAGAATCATAATCGCCGCATTTAGCCCCTCGCCAAGCTCGTGCCTACTCGGACATGAATCTTATGATTCAGAATCCTCGCAGTCACTAATACTTAGTCACTAAACCCTGGTGCTTAAAGGAGTGGAACACGACAAATACTGGAGTAGGTTACGACAAAACTTGGTGAACCTAGGGGGAATTTCCGAACTCCATATAGGGGGTATCGTCCGGAAAGAAAACCCAGTGTTTTCAAGCACTTAAGAAAATGTTTTCAAGGACCTAGGAACAGGAACATTCATAGCTATTATATCTAGTATGACTAGAAATAAAGAATCAAAAATAAACCATTTATAATGTTCCCTAAGTTACACATTTACTTTAAAAACACCAGTATAGCAGTGATTGTTCCTTATCAGGAACATGATTGTTCCAATCAGGAACATTGGTGTCAGGTATTAGGAATTTCCGAACATGTGATATAATGTATTAAATCCTACTTGTGAAAACGCCTATGCCATTTTTACTTTTATTATTACCTCTCCTTGCTAAGATTCCCGGAATGATCGGAGATTATTACAGCAAGCGTCTTGACCTTGAAGTTACTAAGGTTAATACAGCTAAGGAAGTTGAACTTGCTAAAGCACAGATGGCTGCAGATATTGCCAAGGCTGAATTAGCAAATGCGCAGCAAGTTGTTCTTATGACTTCTACAACTTTCCGCACAGTTATGACTTGTTTAGTATTTACACCGTTTGCTATTACAATGATTTCTTCTAAATGGTCTGCTGTTATCTTCGCTAACTTTTCTTTAATGCCTGCCTGGTATTCACAAATATGTCTTACAATCATTTTAGCTATATACGGTATTACTGTAGGGGCCCCTGTTGTTAAGAACATATTTGACGGCTTAGGTACTTATCTAGATGGTAAAAGAAATTATATTTTAGAAAAAGCAAAAATAAATAGAAAGATATTTTTTGATAGCCTGCGTAAAGCCGGAACACTATCTCAACAGGAAGTAGACGAGGCTAATAAGGCCCTTGATGAAGCAGAGAAATAAAATGGATTTTGATATCGCATCACTTAAATATGCTATGGGTATGGTAGTTTCTAGTATTCTATCGTATACATTATGGGCCTATAAGAAACATATTAAAAGAATAGAGGTAATGAATGATACAATGAATACTCTACAAACAAATCAAAAAGTAACAGATGTAGAGATTCGAGCAATAAAAGAAGATGTTACAGAAATAAAAAGTACACTTAAACTAATTTTAAAACGTTTATAGGAACTATTAAAGAATTCTTAATAGTTCAAAAAGAAGGCACCTGTAGCACCTGCTCCTGTAGTACTTAATTAAGGATATCCTTAGATGGATTATGATGAAAATGGCAAAGCAGGGGCAGGACGCCCGTGTAAATTTGAACCATGGATGTGTGAAAAAATATTAGAAATAGCTAGTAACGGCGGTCACCAAGCTGCTATGATGCAAGCTATAGGTATTAAAAAAACTCAATTTCACACATGGAAAAAAGAAATTCCAGAATTCAAAGACGCAATTGAAGAAGCTAAACTAATTAGCCAAAGTGTATATGAAAATATATTACTTCAAGGAGCCATGGGAAAAATTCCTGGATTTAATTTTAATTCTATTTCATTATTGATGCATAATAAATTCCCTGATGAATATAAACGAGGGTCTAATGGCAGTACTGTTTCTAGTACAGAAATAACAATTAATCAATTACATTTAAGTCCTAAAGAAATAGATTATAAGATAGCACAAAAATTAGAAAAATTACAAGCTCTTGGTATAGACTTAAAAGGGATTGATAATGACTCTTGAAACTAAGGAAGACTTACAAAAAGAGTTATTAGAGTTATTAGAAGAAAAAGAACGTCAAGTAGAGTTTAATAAAATCTCTACATTGTTTCCCGCTGTAGGACCCTTTCGTAGAGAATTGTATCCAAAGCATATAGCATTTATGAATGCTGGTAAAGATTTTTCTCAAAGAGCTTTCATCGCAGCAAATCGAACCGGCAAAACGGTTTCAGGAGCTGCTGAGATGTCTTATCACTTAACAGGACAATATCCTGAATGGTGGGAAGGAAGACGTTTCTTAAATGCTATCAGTGCATGGGCAGCAGGAGTATCAAATCAATCAACAAAAGAAATTCAACAATATGAATTAATAGGGGATTTAGCTAATTCTGGTACAGGATTAATTCCTAAAGATTGTATTTTAAAAATAACAAAAAAACCAGGGGTTGCTGATGCTGTAGAAACAGTATTTGTACAGCATAAAAGTGGCGGAACAAGTCAATTAACATTTAAATCCTATGAACAGGGTAGAGATAGTTTTCAAGGAACTAAAAAACAAGTTATATGGTTAGATGAGGAACCAAAAGATAGGTCTATATTTACAGAATGTCTAACAAGGACAATGGACAAATATAACCCCGGTATAATATATTGTACTTTTACACCACTTTTTGGTTTATCTGATGTAGTTATGAACTTTTTACCAGATGGTAAAGTTCCAGAAGATGGTTTTGATCCATTACACCCATATAAATTTGTTACACAAGTTAACTGGGAAGAAGTGCCTCATCTATCTGAGTCTCAAAAGAAAGAAATATTAGATAGTTATTCTCCTCATGAACGTGATGCACGTAGTAAAGGAGTTCCATCTCTAGGAGCTGGAGCTATTTATCCTTATACAGAAGACAGTATTGTTACTGAACCATTTAAAATACCTAGTTGGTGGCCTAAAGCCTATGGTTTAGACGTAGGTTGGAACAAAACAGCCGCAGTTTGGGGGGCTTTAGATCCTGATAGTAATAAAATATTTATTTATTCCGAACATTATGAAGGATTTGAACAACCAGTTGTACATGCCCAATCTATAAAAGCTAGGGGAGATTGGATTACAGGAGCAATTGATCCTGCATCTGAAGGATCTAGCCAAGTAGATGGTAAAGCTTTATTTAATTTGTATGAAGAAGCAGGATTAATTTTAGAATTTGCAGATAATTCGATAAATGCTGGTATAATGAAAGTAGGACAAATGTTTGCGTCCGGGCAATTAAAAATATTTAGCACATGTAAAAATCTATTAAAAGAATATCGTGTATACAGAAGAGATGAAAATGGTAAGATTGTTAAGAAAAATGATCATGCTCTAGATGCACTCAGATATTTAATGATGACAGGAATGGATTATATGTCAATTCCTATTGATCCTGACTACACAGAAAAAGCCGATACCAATGACAGCGGCAGAGATGAATTCACCGGCTATTAAATTAGAGACCAATTGGATATTAAATATGACTAAAGACACGAAATTAACATTAGACAAATTAAAAAACAGTGGTAATATCGCCGACCTATTAGATGAATATAAATTATCTGAAATTGGTGAACAAGTTTACAATGGTTATAAGATTGATGAAGATAGTAGATCTGAATGGAAAGAAACTGTTGATAAAGCAATGGATATTGCTAAACAAAAAGTAGAACCAAAAAACCATCCTTGGCCAGGGGCTTCTAATGTTAAATTCCCATTAATCTCTGAAGCTTCTATTCAATTTGCTGCACGTGTAATGCCTGAAATTATTCAAAATGATAAGGTTATTAGAGCTAATATTGTAGGCCAAGATTTAGACGGTGCTAAATTACGCAGGGCTCATCGCGTATCTGAATATATGTCTTATCAATTATTGTGTGAATCTACAGATTGGGAAGATGGAACAGATAAATTATTACAAGTTATTCCTGTATTAGGTACAGCATTTAAGAAAACATATTATGATGCTGCCGAAAAGAAAAATGTTAGTATGTTATGTGTTCCTGATAAAATTGTTGTAAATTATGCAACACAAAGTTTAGAAACAGCACGAAGAATTACACATGTAATTACAATGTATTCTAATGATATTATAGAACGTCAAAGACGTGGTATATTTTCTGAATCTGTAGACCCTGAATTACTAAGACCAACAGATTCTTCTGATGATGATAAAGATTTTGCTATTGAGTTACTAGAACAACATTGTTATTTAGATTTAGATGATGACGATTATAAAGAACCTTATATTGTTACAATACATAAAGATAGTAGACAAGTTCTTAGAATTACACATAGATTTAATACAATAGAAAAGAATAAAAATGGTGAAGTAGTATGTATTGAACCAATACATTATTTTACAGACTTCCATTTTATTAGATCACCAGATGGTGGATTCTATAGTATTGGTTTTGGTAGTTTGCTTCTCCCTATTAATTCCGCAATTAATACCTTAATCAATCAGCTATTAGACGCAGGAACATTAAGTAATACACAAGGCGGCTTTTTAGGTAGAGGCTTAAGAATTAAAAATGGTGAATTGAAGATTAAAATGGGTGAGTGGAAAGTATTAGATGCTGCTTCAGGCACTAATATTTCTCAAAATGTGTTCCCATTACCTGTAAGAGAACCTTCTCAAACATTATTTAGTTTATTAGGTTTATTATTGCAAATGGGTAAAGATCTTTCTTCTTCTACAGACGTGATGAAAGGACAACAACCTGCACAGAATGTAGCTACAGGCACAATTAGTGCTTTAGTAGAGCAAGGTAGTAAGATATTTGCTGCAATTAACAAAAGATTATATAGAAGTTTAAAAAAAGAATATACAAAACTTTATGCTTTAAATGCTCACCATCTTTCTGATGTAAAATATAAAGAAATTATGGACGATCCAGAAGCAGATGCTAAAAAAGATTTTGAATTATATAGTATGGATGTTTATCCTGTATCAGACCCTTCTTTATCTAGTGATCAACAGCGATTAAATAGATCTATGGTTATGCACCAACTCCCTACAGTTGATATGAGAGCTGCTGATGAGTACACATTACAATCTATGAGCTTAGATCAATCAACTATTGATAGATTATTACCAAAACCAGACCCTAGTGCACCCCCTCCTCCAGATCAACAACTTATTTTAGCGCAAATTCAACTAATTAATGCTCAAATAGTTGAAATGGGGCACAAAATGACAGTGATGGCTCAAAATGCTAGTATTGGACAACAAGATATGGCATTAAAAGCTGCTATGACAGATTCACAAATACAAGAATCTGCTGCTAGAACAGTTAAAATGCAAATTGATGCTTCTCATGGCGATAGTAAAGTTGCTATTGCTGCGGCTAAACTTAGTTCTTCTGATTTAATGAAGGGTGCTCAATTTAATCATAAACAAGAACTAGATCAAGCTAAATTAGTATTAAATTCTATGGATGCTAAAACTAAAGCTACTAAAGTATCTACAGATTTAGCTAAAACCCTAATAAAAGATAAAACAGAAAATAAAAAAATTGATTTAGAAGATAACAAAGACGAAGGGCAATCATGAACATAGACATTAGTAATTTTAGAACTTGGAAAAAAGATCCAATTACAATTGCCTTATTTAAAGCTTTAGAAGACGTAAGAAAAAATATTGAAAGCGGTATGATCAACGCTAACAATATCCTCGCCGAGGATTGCCGATCACGTATGACTAAATTATTGGGCATGCGAGAAGGAATTGATCTAGTGTTAGAGATAACTTGTGAAGACTTAGACGATGGAGACGACTTAGATGTTGAAGAGACAGATAAAACCAGCAGGACATAGAGTTTTGGTGAAGTTAAAAAGAGTAAGTGAAGTAAAAGAAGTCACTTATGGAGACCAAAAAATTATTGTTGAAGTAAAAACCAACAAGAAATTGAATGCAGAAAAACTTAGTACTCAAGAAGCTAGAATTGTAGCTTTAGGGCCTACAGCTTTTAAAGCATTTGATGATGGGCACCCATGGTGTAAAGAAGGAGATCTTGTCATGATTTGTCGATATTCAGGTGATGATAGAACTGATATTGAAGATGATGAAATCTATAGAATTATTAATGACGAAGATGTTCAAGCAATTTTTGTAGGAGAATGATATGTCAATAGAAGACGAAATTAAAACAGAACTAAAAGCTCAGGGTATTATTGAAGATAAAGAACAACATGAAGAAATTATAGAAGAACCTTTAAACCATTCTGGTAAAGAATATACAGCTTTTGAAAAAGAACAGATGGATAAAGGTTGGAATCCTGATGGTATTAAATCAGCAGAAGAATATGCTCGCACAGAACCTCTATATGAAGAAATCAAAGCTCGTGGTAAACAATTAAAACAAATGCAGAAAGCTATTGATTCTTTAACAGAGCATATGACCAAACAAGAAAAATTAGCGTACAATAGAGCTTTAGATACATTACGAAAAGAAAAAGAAGAAGCTGTTTTAAGAGGCGACTTACAAACTGTTACACAAATTGAACATGAACAAGCAAGATTAACCACAGTTCCAGAATCTATTCCTGAAGCTGATGCTTTCACAGACAAATATGGACATATATTTAAATCTCCTGGATTTGAAGAAATGGAGATTGCTGAATTCGTTAAACAACGTGATATTGATTTAATGTCTAGAAAATTATCTCCAAAAGATCATATGCAAGCACTAGAAGAACATATGGTAAAACGATTCCCTAATTATTTTAATAAAAAAGAAGTCGTTAGTAGAGATAATTCTTCTGTTGAAGTGGGTGATGGTGATAATGTAGCCAGAAAATCATCTAATAGAAAATATTCTTTTAATGATTTATCATATGAACAGAAGAAGGTAGCACAAGATTTTAAATCTCGTGGTATAATGCCTATAGAGAAATACATAAAAGATTTAGTTGACTTAGGTGAACTTAAATAATTTAGATGGAGTTATGAGTATGACTAATAAACATTTAGACAGTAGTAAAAGGCCACAGAGAACGCCATTACATAAGCAGCGAGCATTAGCAGCCACTCATCGGGAAGGATGGGAAAGACGGTATGTTAATGAAACTCCTGATAGAATTGAATCTTACATGCTAGCAGGTTGGACTCCAGTAATGGATAAAAATGCTAATAGTAGCGATGAAAGAGCTCAATCAGAATCTCAATTAGGCTCAGTAGTACGAAAAGTAGTGAATAAAGATATCAATGCTTCTTGTCGAACAGCAATTTTAATGGAGATTCCGAAAGAAATTTATGATGAAGATCAAAAAGATAAACAAAAAGAAATTGATCGCATCGAGGCTTCATATGACCCAAGTAAGTTTGCCCAATCCGGTGCAGATTATGGGGATATGGAGATTAAATAATTTATTAAAGGAAAAAACAAATGGCAAATTTAAACGCGCCACGCGGTTTTGAACCTGTACGACACTCTGATGGTAGCCCTTACACAGGCCAATGCAATCGGTATTATAAAGATGCTACAGCCGGTATTATTGGCGTAGGTGATCCTGTAATTCGTGTTGTATCAAGTTCCGATCCCGAAGGTGGCCCTGAAATCGTTCGCGCTACAACCGGCGCTGCTATTACTGGTGTTGTTGTTGGTATTGAACCTGTCCGAGGAAATCTAAGTCAAGTAGGTTACTTAGCTGCTGCTGATGTTGGTTATGTATTAGTTGCTGATGAACCAAACCTAATCTTTGAAGTACAAGAAGGTGGATCAGGCACTGCACTAGCTATTACAGATATTGGTAAACATATTGATAGTGTCGCTGCATTAAATGCAAATACAACTATTGGTCGTTCTAAATATGAAATTGATAATAATGCTAAAGCTACAGACAACACCTGGATGATCGTAGGTCTTTCTCCAAAAGCAGATAACGCTGTAGGAACATATGCTAAATGGTTAGTTAAACCCAACTTGCATACTGAAGTTAATGCTAGTGCTACTACTGTTACGGAGATATAATATATGATAAATACAGGTGCGATTTCCAAGGCCTTGCGCCCTGGAGTAAATTCCTGGTTCGGTCTTGCTTATAATCAATATCCAGAAGAATATAAACAAATCTTCGATACAATGATGTCATCAATGAATTTTGAAGAAGATGTTAATGTTAATGGATTTGGTTTAGCAACAGTAAAACCAGAAGGCATGGCTCTATCATATGATAGTATGCAACAAGGGTTCTTGAAACGCTATGTTCATGTTACTTATGCATTAGGTTATGTAATTTCTAGAGAAGCTATTGAAGATAATCTCTATATTAAATTAGCTCAACAACGTTCTGAAGCTTTGGCTCGTTCTATGAAACAAACTAAAGAAAACGTTGCTGCTAATATTCTAAATAGAGCATTCAATAGTTCTTATACTGGTGCTGATGCTTTAGAACTTTGTTCTACAGCTCATTTACTTTCTAAAGGCGGTACTTTCTCTAACAAGATTGCTACAGCTGCAGATTTAAGTGAAGCATCTTTAGAACAAGCTCTTATTGATATCTCAGGTTTTGTTGATGATGCAAATCTTCGAATGAGTGCTCGCGGAATGAAATTAATTATTCCTCGTCAACTTCAATTTGAAGCTCAACGTATTCTTAAGAATATGGATCGTCCAGGAACTGCTGAAAGAGATATTAATGCTATGGTTAGCCTTGGTATGTTGCCAGGTGGTATTGTAATGAATCATTATCTAACTGATACTGATGCATTCTTTATTAAAACTGACGTAGCTGAAGGTCTAAAACATTTCTCTCGTAGAGCACTAGAAATCAAAGATGATAGTGACTTCGATACTGAAAATGTTAAGTTCAAAGCTTCTGAAAGATTTTCTTTTGGATGGACTGATCCTCGCGGAATATATGGAAGTCCGGGGGCGTAGTTTAGGAATTAGTCCAGTATGTTAAAACTACTGGACTTTGTCCAATTATATGATAGTATTCGAATAAAGAATGCTATAATATACTTGAACGCAAAGAAATAGTTAGAATTGGCCTCTTTATGGGGCCAGCTCTTCTCAAGCTTAACAATAATTATAGATAACTATAATAATGGAGAAATAAAATATATGCCAATTTCAAATTACCCACATGGATTTGCCAACGGCCTTACGGTACGTGGACTCCCTATTAATTTAGCTCATCCAGGGAAAGTATTCTTCTTAAATAACTCCGCAGTAGTTGCCGATGGCGGTATTGGTGGTAGTGATTCTAATATCGGAAGTTATCAAAAACCATTCAGCACATTAAGTGGTGCTATAAGCAATTGTACAGCTAGTCGTGGTGATATCATCATGGTTATGCCTGGACATGCCGAAACAATTTCAAGTGCTACAGCTCTAACACTCAGTGTTGCTGGTGTTGCTATTGTAGGTTTAGGTGTAGGGTCTCTAAGACCAACATTTACCCTAGATACAGCTAATACAGCTACTATTAATGTTACAGCAGCTAATATTTCAATTAGTAACTGTCTATTTGTAGCTAATTTTTTAGCTATTGCAGCTTTATTCACTACAACTACAGCTAAAGGCTTCAGTTTAAATAATTGTGAATTTAGAGATACTTCAGCAGTTCTTAACTTTAAAGTTATTGTTGATACTAATGCTACTTCCAATGATACTGATGGTTTATCTATTATTGAATGTCAAATGAATGGTTTAGGCACTACTTCTGGTTCATGTCTTGTAAAAATGGATGGAACTAATCGTGGTTTAACTATTCGAGACAATATTGTTAAACATGCTGCTACAAGCACTGCAGGTTTAATGCCTATTGCCACAGGTAAAGTAGTTACAGATGTAGATATTAGCAGAAATGTTATTAGTTTAGTTGGTGCTCAAGCAGCAACTACAGGTATTATTATCACTACTGATGGATCTACTAATGCTGGTATTATCAGATATAATCTAATTACAAGTTTAGATGACACAACTGAAATCTTAGTAACAGCATCTTCTGGTTTCATGTTTATGGAAAATAAATACTCTAGTTCTATTGCATTGTCTGGCTACACACTACCAGCTGCTGATGCTTAATAAAAGGGGGGCGAAAGCCCCTTCTTACATTATTATAAACAGCTAAAAGAGGAGATTTATTTTGGCTAATACAATAACAAACACTAGAACACTAGTTAGTGAACAAAGAGTTATACAATATATCTGTATTGCGAGTGATGGAACTGAAGAAACAAATTTAATAGTTTATGATAGTAGTGTTGTAGCAACAGCTCTCGGAATAGCGGACCCTTTAAAATGTACTATTATACGGGCAAGATATGTATCTAATGCTGCATTAGGTGTTGTACATTTAGACTTTGACGCTTCTACAGATGTCCTAGCCTTAGCAATGCCGTATAATGGTGGCAATATGGATATGGATTTTAAAGATATAGGTGGATTAAAAAATACAGCCGGAACAGGAATTACAGGTGATATTCTATTAACTACTACTGGTTTAGTTTCAGGCGATCACATTACTTTAATATTAGAAGTTAGACCTAATTAATGCCAATAGAAAGGAAAACTGGTCCAGGATATGCCTATATATTATGTGATGTATGTGGTAGAAAGATCAGACAAAAAGATGCAATATTAATAACTGATAGATATAATACTCAGTCGAATTTACTCGTCTGTAAAGATGATGCTGATAAAACTAATCCTCAGAATATTCCATTTTCTATTTCCGAATTAAATATTACTAATCCTAAATTAGTAAGAAGTGAAGCACCAGATACTAATATTGTAAATCCTTATGATAATAGAGTTCCGAGTGCTCCTCAATTAGCAATAGCTACTATACATCCTATTAATAGTACTATTATGTTACAATGGCAAGGTCCGGTAGATGCTGGAAGTGGTCCAATTATCGGGTATATAATAACTAGGGCAGAACCACAACTAACTTTGGATGTGACTATTGAATCCAATACAAATATTAACTCAACATATTATGAAGATTTAACGGGAGATATTTCTGTAGATTATTCATATACAATAGCAGCTATTAATACATTTGGTACGGGGCCTTCTACTATTGCGTACTACCCAGTAAACCGGTCAGATGATATTCTAGGATCAACAAATAAATACTTAGTAACATCACAAACTAGTTATACAATAACTACTGGTAGTGGTGTATACATATTAGCAGGGAATACATAATGGCAACTACAGTTAAAGTACAAGATTTAACAGATTTAGGAGTAATTACTGCCGGAGATAAATTAGTTGGTGAACGTGTAGCCGGTACAACTTCTCGTATAACTTATTCTGATATTGGTAGTACAGCTCGAACTACTGTAGGCACTTTAACTACAGGAGTGTGGAATGCAACAACAATAGCACCTGGTTATGGTGGTACAGGTATTGCTTCTTATACTACTAATTCAATGGTGTATGCTACAGGTGCTACAACATTAGCACAATTAACTGCTGTAGCTAATGCTGTTCTTTCTTATAACGGTTCTGGTGTACCTAGTGCTTCTACTACATTACCCTCTGGTTTAACAATTCCAGGTTACCAAGCCACGCTAACTCCTGCAGCCCTTACTAAAGTAGACGACACTAATGTTACATTAACTCTTGGTGGAACACCTGCCACATCTCTTTTACAAGCGTCATCTCTCACTCTAGGTTGGACAGGTCAATTAGGCCTAACTAGAGGCGGTACAGCAGCAAGTTTAACAGCATCTAATGGTGGGGTAGTCTATTCCACTGCAAGTGCCTTAGCGGTGCTCTCAGGAACTGCTACAGCTAATAAAATGCTGTTATCAGGATCAAGTACAACTCCTACATGGAGTACTTCTACAATACCAACTAGTGCTGGTGCCACAGCTGATAAACACCTAAAATCAGATGGTACTAACTATGTACTAGCAACTGCTACTATATCAGATGTCCCATCTACCTCAGGAAAAATATTAGTTTCAGATGGAACTAACTGGATTACTAGTACACCTACATTCCCCAATGCTTCAGCTACATCTGGTAAGATGGTTAAATCAGACGGCACTAATTGGGTTGCTAGTACAGAAACTTATGCAGTACCAGGTACTGCAGGTAATTTACTTCGTTCTGACGGCACTAATTGGACTGCTGCTAAAGCAACTTTAACTACTGATGTTACAGGATTATTACCTATTGCTAATGGCGGTACTAATGCGTCAACGACTGATGCTGCTAAAATTAGTTTAGCAGTAATAAGTGCTACTACAGGTTCGGAGATTCTGCCTTCTGGAACAACAGCACAAAGAGACGGAAGTCCAGTAGCAGGGTATTTTCGGTTTAATACTACCACCACAGGGTTTGAAGGATATAATGGCTCAGCATGGACAAGCGCGGGCGGCGATTTTGTTTTAATATCGTCAGCCACCGCTTCAGCATCCGCCACTATTGATTTCACCTCGATTAACAATTCAACATATGACTCCTATAGAATTATTATAAGGGATTTTTTACCTGCAACAAACGGTGTAAATTTGTTACTTCGAACATCAGCTGACGGCGCATTTAGATCAACAGGCGATTACTCGTACCAAAACTTGCGCTGGACAACGGCGGCTGTGGGTTATGGTGGATCGACTACGGCAACAGGAATTATATTAGATGCGACTGGTGATGCTATGGTAAACACCGCTCCCGGTAGTTGGGTAGTAGACTTTTTTAATTGCTCAAATACAACAAAATCAAAGAAATGTATAAGCCAAGGATATTACACTGGTGCTACTCTGCTTGGGACTGTCGGTGGTGGGCAAAGCGCCCCGACTACTGCAGTGGACGGATTTAGACTATTAATGAGTTCTGGAAACATCACATCTGGGACAGCTTACCTTTATGGAGTAAAAGCATAATGCTTACAAAAATAGTGGACGGAAAAACAGTGGTAATGTCCGATGAGGAAGAAGCTAATATTAGACTGGAGTGGGCGTCCTTTAAGGGGCCAACCTACGCAGATCTTCGTGCAAAAGCCTATCCACCAATAGGAGACCAGCTAGACACCATATTTCACAGTGGTATTGATGCGTGGAGAGCTGAAATACAGGCTATAAAAAATAAATATCCGAAGGTGATAGCATGAGTAACTCTAGTTGCTATAGATAAAGGAGAATAAATTGGCTACTTCAGGAAGCACTAATTTTACACAGACTAAAAGTGATGTTATTAATGACGCCTTTCAAAATATTGGTGTTTATGGCTTAGGTAGAACAATATCTTCTGAAGATTTTAATTTTGCTAGCAATACATTAAATAAAATGATTAAAGCTTGGGGTTCTCAAGGATTACATCTTTGGACACGAGAAGAAAATACATTATTTTTAACTAAAGATCAAGCATCATATACCTTAGGTAGTACAGCTAATGCTTGTTTAGCTAGTGATGCAATCATTACTAGATTAAATGGGGTTTTAGCAGCAAGTGCCACATCTGTAACAGTAGATAGCACAACAGGAATGACTGTAGGAGATTATATTGGAATAGTCCTTACAAGTACAGCTGTTCATTATACTACTATAGCCACTATACCAACTTCTACTACATTAACATTGACCTCTGGTATTACCACTGCAGCTTCTGATAATGCTGAGGTATATACCTTTACTACTAAAATTAGTAAGCCACTAAGAATTTTAGGTTGTAGAAGAGCACAAGGTATTGATGATGGTGCTACTACATCTCTTACAGAAGTAGAAATGGCAGAAATTGCTTATCACGATTATATGAATCTTCCTAGTAAAACTAATTCTGGTATTCCTAATCAATTTGCTTATGATCCAAAAAATACTACAGGTATATTATATGTGTGGCAACGCCCTACTAGTGGTATCTATAGATTAAACTTTACCTCTGAAAGAATGATTGAAGATTTAGATGCAGTTGGTGATAATTTTGATTTTCCAAGTGAATGGCTTGAACCTATCACATGGCAATTATCATTAAGACTTTGCCCTGCTTTTGGTAAAGATCAAAAAATGATTAATAGTATTGCTCCTATGGCACAGAGTATGTTACAAAATTTATTAGATTGGGATAGTGAAGTTAATTCAGTATCTCTACAACCAGATATTGAGACTTAATATGGATCTAAGTATAACTGGTGGTTCATACGAACATTATTCACTTGCGACTAATAATCAACGGTGTATAAATGCTTATATTACAAACCCCGGACCTGAAGGTAGAGGAAAAGCAACTCTTATTTCTAGAGTAGGTAAAAAATTAATGACTACTCTTACTGGTGTATCAACAATTAGAGAAATGATATTTCTTGATG